GGCTACTTAAACGGCGAACAGTTAACAACGCTTGTAGTCTTCAGAAAGACGGATGGCAAGTACACTGCAGAATCGTACTACTTCAATGCTGACAGCGAGCTGACGGATAAGGCTACAATGCTGCAGCTTGGTGAGGTTAAGCCGTTTGCAATCATGAGAACCGCCGAGGTAAATAACTTCGATGGCATGCAAGGCTATGGTTATCCAAAACTTTACACTGCTATTCCGTTCTTGAAGACAATCGACCTATGCTATTCTGTGCTATTCGGTGACTTGGATAAAGGACAAAAACTTTTGTTTATCAACGAGATAATGGCAAGCATGCAGAAGGACCAAAAAGGTAACAGTTTCCTAACGCAGGAACAGAAGAAACTCTTTATCTTGCTTGGTGAAAAGTTGCCCGATCAGAAGGAACTCATCTACGAGTACAATCCTGAAATTAGAACAGCACAAATCAAGGAAGTCTTTAATCTGTGCCTAAGTCTTTTATCTCTATCCTTCGGTTATGGGTCCAAGAAGTATCAACTCGAAAGTGGTGAAATCAAGACAGCCACGGAATACGTAGGACAGCGCCAAGACTCTATGCAAGAGCTGAATAAGCAACGTACAGAATCAATCGACTACATCACAGATTTGGTTCATGCGTTAATTTGGTTTCACAACACATTCAGTGGTGAATCAGAGTGGTCAACAGACGAAGAAATCCTGGTGGAGTTCGACGATAGCTACGTTACTGATAAGGCAACAGAGCTAGATGGCTGGCGCAATGATGCGCTGAGTTTTCCAGATGTATTGGAGTTCAAAATTCAGTACATCATGAAACGACTGAACTGCGAACACGAAGAAGCAGTCAAGTACCTAAGTACATCAACCCAGGACGACAATACAGACCTAGAGGACTAGCCAATGCTATCTGAAGAACAGATTGAACTGTTAGGCGATAAGTACTTAGTTGGTCTATACCAGGAGCTGGAGCGTGAGGTGTTACAAGATATCGCACGGAGAGTCAGGAAGACTGAGCGACTAACTGAAACCGCTGAAATCATGGCAAAGTCAATGCGTGAGAATGGTTACAGCGCTGCAGAAATTCATGCGGAAGTCATGAAGAAGCTGAATGCTACTCCAGAATACAGACGCATGGTCGCAGAGAACACCTACGAATACAAGCAAGAGGTGAAACAGAAGATAGCCGAAACGGTTAAGACTGCTAAAGATGCTGGTGATAAGTTAATCGGCGAAGCCGGTGAGATGGCTTTCAACGAAGACCTATCCATGTGGGAACAGGGCGGTGTGAATCTAAAGCAGCCAAACTCAATGAAACAAATCACGGATGGATTTAAGGCACAGGCTAAAAACGACCTAAAGAACATTAGTGGAACAACCGCATTCAAGAGTCCACTGTTAGGAACTGTCAAAACTGCCGAAGCATATCAAAGGTCGCTGGACCTGGCATTGCTGAAGGTATCTACAGGTACATACAGTTACAAACAAGCATGCGATGACGTGATAAAAGAGTTTACAAGAAGCGGACTCCGAACAGTTGACTATGCAAGCGGTAGAACTTATCAAGTCGATACAGCCGTACGTATGATCGTACGTACATCTACCGCCCAGTTGGCCGGAAAGATAACGGAGGCGAACTGTAGGGCAACAGGGCAGGACTTAGTGATTATCTCTCAACACATGGGTAGCAGAGATACACATGCTGGTTTTCAAAACAAAGTGTTCTCAATGTCTGGTAAATCTAAAAAATACCCAGATATCCACGCTCCACTTGGTGAAGGCTGTGCATACGGTAGGCCTGAAGGCTTGCAGGGACCGAACTGTACTCACATGTTCTATCCGTTCTGGGAAGGAATCAGCGAGATTCCAGAACCGCTGAAAGAGCCTGATCCAGTAGAGTACAAAGGCAGAACCTACACGCGCTACGAAGCCACTCAACAGATGCGTGCGATGGAGCGCGAAATAAGAGCGTTAAAGCGCGAAAAGTATGTGGCCGATGAAAATGTCGACCGTAACCAAATCGCTGCACAGATACGCGCAAATAAGGCTGAGTACATGCGATTCAGTGAAGCTATGAATCTCAAGCCTAAAGAAAACAGATTGCTGGTTGGTGGTGAGAGAAGCAAGTGGCAAAAAATGCATAATGAACTCAGTCAGCACAAGAAAGGCAATAAGGTCCTGATCACTGATGTAGTAATTCAGAAAGTAAAGCACGTGCGGCCTAACTACATGACTGACNTCAATACAGACTTCCTATGCGGCAGGTGATATGGATTCTATAAATGTGGAGGCGAATACAGATATGTACCATTTGCTTAGAACATCAGAACCGCAAAGTTTAGAATTATTACACAACCATCCTGGTCTTTCTTATTTTTCTATGCGTGATATATGGTTCTTCTTACAGTACGATAGTATTAAGACAATGACTATCGTAACTAATAAAGGAAATGTTTGGTATATGAACAAGACAGAAAAATATTCTAAAGAGAGCCTTTTCGATTTAATGAGGACGCTGACAAGCGGTGGAAATACAGACTATGATGATATTATTGAAAAATTCTTCAAACAGTCGTACAATTTAGGCATAGAAAGGAATTAACGATATGCTTGATGGTGAAGAACTCACAATAGAAGAGTATCATAAGATGTTTACGGATGAATTAAATCGCCTTAGAGCTGAAAAGCAAACGGCTAATTCCCAAACAACTGATGATAAATAGCAAGCACTCTAAATAGGGTGCTTTTTTAGTTAAGTTGATTAAGACACTTCAGATTGAGGTGTCTTTTTCATATATCCCACACCGAAGAAGGTTCGGTATAGAAAAAACTTAAGGAGGAAGAAATGAAGGATTTTAAAGAAATTCTAAAACAAGCTGGAATAACTGTGACAGACGAACAGCTAGCGACGATTGAAACAGAAATGAAGGCGAACTACAAACCGATTGCAGACTACAACAAGCAAAAAGAAAAGTTGGATGCATCGGACGAAAAAGTTAAGACACTGACTGCGTCACTTGATAAGTTCAAGGATGTAGATCCAACAGCCTTAACACAAACGATTGAAGACCTTAAGGGCCAACTATCACAAAAGGATGCAGAGTTTGCACAGAGATTAGCAGACCGCGACTTCGATGATTTGATTAACGTGAATATCAACAATTTAAAGGGCAAAAATGCCAAAGCAATCAAGGCTTTACTTGACGTTGATACGCTGAAACAATCAAAGAATCAGGCCGAAGACATTAAGACAGCGCTAGAAGCCTTACAGAAGGCTGACGACTCTGCCTTTTTATTTGAAACAGTACAGTCACAACCACAAGGTACATTCAATCCAATCGGTGGAATTTCGACTCCGCCAGCGTCATCTAACTATTTAGATGAGCAATACAAAAACAACCCGTTCTATAAAGGGTAGAAAGAGGAAATTAAAATATGGGAGTTATTTACGGACAAATTCATGTAGATGAAAAATACAAGGCAACACTAGAACCAAACTTATACCACAAAACACCATTCGCAGATGGTAGAACATTTACATCTAAGTACGAGGAAGGCGCAGCAGGCGGAATCTTCGTTCGCAAGTTAGGCACAACAGCTGTAGAAGTAGGAACACCAGGTCGTGACTTCGTGGATGAAGCGTCTAGAGATGACTTAATCCCAGTTGTATTCAACAATAACTATCAGAAGTCAAAGAAGATTTATGGAGTGCAAGCTGCAGCAGTTTCTATACCATTGGCAAATGAATCCTTAAAGGTGGCAAATGAAGAAGTTTCTGAAAGCTGGACTTTATCAGGCTTAGCATGCTTAATCAACGAAGGTAAGGCTGCAACAGCAACAGACGCTATCACAGCTAAGACTGTTAAGCAGGCAGTTATTGCTGTACGTAAGGAAATCGTAGCTGCTAAGGGTTCCGCAGACGTTGTACTCTGCTCACCAGAGTTATACGCAGCAATCCTAGAGCAAGCAGGCTCCGAATTCGTACCACAGTCAAATGAATTCACAAACGCTACAGGCCAGATTGGCAAGTGGCTAGGTTGCACATTTTACGAAGTTTCTGCATTAGCTGAAACACAGGGTAAGTACTACGATTCTGCTAACGCATTGAAGACAGTACCATTCGCTAAGGTAGATTTCATCATGTACAACCACGAAGCATTAAGCATCATCCCTAACTTCTCAGTTGCACGTATCGTTGACTCCGAGAACTTTGCTGGATCCAAAGCACAGGTTGAATTGAACTCTGCGTTCAAGGTTACTAACCAAAATTTAGTTCGCGTTCGTAAGCACGTTTAATCAAAAGATTAACAGAAGGGAGTGGAACATATGAGCCTACTAACATGGGAGCGTTATCGCTCCCTTCATGACATTGTTTCTGAAGACAAATTCGATAAAGCAGAAAAGCAAGCAGAGTGTGCGATTCGTAATGTTATGGGAGTTATCCATTACACAAACTGGATAGCAGACAATTCAAACCTAACTAACGAAATCTACTACGAGCAGCTGCTCGACTGCATCTGCAACGTTATCAACTACAACGCTACGATTGGATCTAAAGCAGGACAGGGCGTTGCTTCTGTTTCAAACGACGGTTATAGCGAAAGCTACGTGCTGCAGACACAATCGCAAGCAACGGAAGAACTGCACAAGAACATCCGTAAGTGGTTATCTGGCACCGGCCTAGTGAGGGCATACTGATGGCAGTTTTCACAGATACGGTCACAGTTTATCAGAAGCAAGCAACAGGCTATAAGCGTACAGTCGTCAACGGCTGCCAATGGTCTGAAAAAATCGAAAAGAAATTGGAAGGTGGCAAGCTGCAGACAGTTAAGACCACAACAGTCACGTTTATAGAGCCGTTTTTGCTTGATTTAAGCATGTTCACCGAAGAGGATGGAATCTTCTGTGGAAACGTAGCAGAAACCCCTACAAACGACAAAGGAAGCCGTCTATCAGACATGATAAAGCGATACCCTAAGAGTGGAATCATCCGCGCAGTGAATGACAACTCTAACAGAGATCATCTGAAGAACATAAAGGTGGTCATTTACTGATGGGTGAACTTTTTCACTTCAGCCTTAAGTCTGTAGACATTAAGCCAAAAGAGGTGGCAGAGAGCAGGGGAATCAACGAAGGCGGAACTGTGCAACAGTTCATTGATAGCGAGTGCCTTCGGCTATGTGATCCATACGTTCCGAAGGATACTGGAGCCTTAATTAAATCAGGAATTATCAATACGAAAATAGGCAGCGGCAAGATTTGCTATCGCACACCATACGCTCGTCGTTGGTATTACATGACAGCAGACTTCCAGGATGTGCCTATGCGTGGGAACTACTGGTTCGAACGCATGAAGGCTCAAGGCGGAAAAGAAAAAATCCTACGCGGAATCAAGCGCATAACAGGAGGTAACGGATGACAATTTCAGAAGCAATCAGCAAGTGGTTAGCAGAATACGACGGCATAGTCGTAGACACAAACCACGTTTCAGATGGAAGCGATCAATATGGATTGTTTAAAAGCCCACAGCGTAACATCGTAAGTCACGTAGACAGCAGCTATGAAATCACTGAGTACTATCAATTACTGGCAAGACTTAACAGTCTGTCAGAGGACGATAGAAAAGACAGTGATGAGCAATTAGAAAAGTTAACCTACTGGGCGGATGACTATCCATTTAATCATGAGTATCCCGTACTCGACGGAAACAGACAAATCCTAAACATTAGCGTAACAGGAAGTCCTTATCCGTTGAGTACAGACTCATCCGATACTGTTTATCAATTATCCATCGAAATAACATACACAAGAGAAAGAGAGGGCTTATAAATGGCACTTACAAGACTTAGAAAGCATCAATTTATCCCTTTTATCAATACAAGTACGACAGCAGATAAGAACTGGGCAAGAATTGGTAAATCAACAATTTTCTCTTTAGCATTTAACGCTAAAACAGAAGAGAGCGACTACATCGAGGATGAATCACCAACTACAGAACTCACTAGCTACGTTCCTTCAATGGATCAAGAGCTTGTAACTAACGAAGGGGATGCAGCATTTGACTTTATCTACGCATTAGCGAAGAAGCGTGCTACAGGCGAAGATGCAAAGAAGGAATTTTTGCTCGTTTTCGCAGGAACAAAGACACCATATGATGCGTGGAATTGCCCTTCATGCACAATCGAAATTAAGGAACTAAACACCGTGGATCAGAAGATTACATTCGCGCTCCACTTCGGTCCAATTGTTCCTGGTAAAGTAGCAATCACAGCAAACAAGCCTACATTTACAGCAGGCGCTTAATTTAGAATTGAAAGGATAGGAAAGCAAGCATGCAATACACTGTTATTTTTAATCGAAAAAGCTACGATTTGCCTAAGAAAACAATGGCAATCTGGGAGGACTTGGATTCAATCTTCAAGCTTGACGCAACAAATCTTCCAAACAGAGAGAAGTACAAAAAGATGATTGAATTCATCGCTAAGTTGGTGGGCCAAGAGGCTATCGAGGAAATCTTTGGCACAGAGGACCTAGACGAGATGGACCTAAACGACATCACGCTGGCAATCTTCAAAGTTAGAGATGCGTACGAAAATCCACTAGCGAACTATCAAGCAGAAAAGAGCAGTGAAGCATTGAGTCAGATTCCGCTTGATAAGTTACAGTCCCTCAGCAAATTGATGGATACTGCCTCAAAAGTTAAGAAATAATGCTAGACCTAACCGCTAAGTCCTTACCTAATACAATCCGCGTAAAAGGTAAGGACTTTTCAATTTATACGGATTTTCGAGTTTGGATGAAATTCATCATCGAAGCAAACAAAGCACTCCTCAACGGGAAAGGCTTTGACGTTGCTTTTTTATTTAAAAATGACATGCCATACAGAATAGACCTAAAAGACTTATTCGAGTTTGCCAATCCTAAAAATCCTTTGCCTAGAAATACCAGACAAACGGATGACCAAGTAATCACACTTGACTATGAAATCGATTCAGATTTGATTTACGCTGCGTTTCTGCAGCAGTACGACATCGATTTAATAGAGGTTGAGGAATTACACTGGCATAAATTCCTGGCGCTTCTAAAGGGCTTAAATGGCACGAAATTGGACGACGTCATGAAGTGGCGAAATTACAAGAAAGACACGCGTCAAAACGTAGATGTCTACGAGGAACTGCGTGATGCGTGGGAAATCCAAAGGGAACTATCCGAACAAGAAAAACAAGAATTAGAAGAATTTAGTAAACAATTTGAGATTGGAGGTGACGAAAATGAGTGATGGAACATTGGTCTTTAATACGAAGCTCGACTCTGACGGTGTCACCACTGGACTGACAAGAATCGGAAGCGCCGTATCTACTGCACTAGGTACACTTGCGGGCAACTTAATGACACAAGCTGTAGATGGTCTACGCAATCTAGGCAGTGAGGCAATTAATGCTTTCGGCAACATCCAGCAGTCCTATGGTGGTTTAGATACGATTTATAAAGAAGCGAGCAGTAGTGCGAAGGCCTATGCATTACAAGCTCAGAAAATGGGTATCTCAATGAATACCTACGCAGAGCAGGCTGTCTCAATGGGCGCAGCTCTAAAGCAATCACTCAAAGGTGATGTAGCGGCTGCTGCAGAAAAGGCAAACCTCGCAATCAGTGACATGGCTGATAACTCAGCAAAGATGGGCACTAGCATAGAATCGCTGCAGAATGCATATCAAGGCTTTGCTAAAGGCAACTATACCATGCTGGATAACTTAAAGCTCGGATTTGGCGGTACGAACGAAGAAATGAAAAGACTGCTAAAAACAGCCGAAGATTTGCCTGAAGCAATGGGTCGAAAATTCGATATCAGCAGTTACGCAGATATCGTCGATGCGATCCACTTAGTACAAGAAAACATGGGTGTGGCTGGAGTAGCTGCAGCAGAAGCACAGACAACAATCCAGGGCTCGATGAATGCGGCAAAGGCATCGTTCGAAAACCTACTAGCTGCAATGGGTGATCCAGACGGTGACGTAGACGCAGCAATGCAAACATTCCTAGCCAGTCTACAGACGGCATGGGATAATTTAGCGCCAACGATCCAAACGATTGGAAAGAACATCCTAGAGCAAATCGGTAAAGGAATAGAAGCGCAACTACAACCATTCAAGGACGACTTCGTGGGAACGGTAAGCGAGATTGTCGAATCAATCGGTGAGTTTATTTCAGAGGCGGCAGGCGATAATGAAGTTCTTAATGGAATTGCTGATGCAATCAAGTTCTTAGGTGAGAACATGGATAAGGTTCTGCCAGCCGTAGGTGGCCTAACCGCAGCAATCATCACTTTTAATGTGGCTCTATCTATTCAATCGGCCATCCAGGGCGCAGCTGCTGCATTTAAGGCTTTCCAAGCAGCAAACGAAGGAGCAACAGTAGCGCAATGGCTACTTAATGCAGCGATGAGCGCTAACCCTGTAGTGCTGATAGTTGCAGCGATTGCAGGACTGATAGCGGCAATCGCTATCCTATGGAACACGAACGAGGACTTTAGAAACGCAGTGATAAAAGCATGGGATGCAGTAAAGGACTTCTTCACAAAGACAATTCCTGATGCATTCAAGGCTGTGGTGAAGTGGTTTAGTGAACTCCCAGAGAAGATTAAAGGATACTTAACGGGAGTGTTTGAATCAATTAGTCAATGGGCAAAAGACCTAGCGGCTAAAGCGGTAGAAGTCGGAACAGACTTCGTCCAGGCAATCATTGACTTCTTTGTGAACTTACCGTACAACATCGGCGTAGCGTTAGGTACATTTATCGCAACAATAATCCTATGGGGTGAACAGTTAATCGAGAAGGGGCAGGAAGTAGGTACAAACTTTGTTGCAGGCGTGCTCGACTTCTTCGCTAATCTACCTAAGAACGTAGCTGACTTCTTAAGCAACGTCATGTCAGAAGTGAAGCAGTGGGCTACAAACATGATTGCAAATGCAATTCAAGCAGGCGGTGACTTTGTGGCAGGTGTTATCGATTTCTTTGTAAATCTTCCGCAGAACGTGGCTGATTTCTTGAGTAAAGTTATCGACTCAATCCTAACGTGGGGTAAGAACCTAGCAAGCGAAGGAGCAAGCGCTGCTAGCAGCCTCGTATCGAGCGTTGTAGACGGTGTTAAGAGCATCCCAGACAAAATGTTGTCTATCGGGAAAGACATCGTAAACGGACTTAAAAACGGCATTAAAAACGCATGGGGCGGCTTTGCTAGTATGATGGGCGACCTGGCAAATGGCTTCATTGATGGCTTCAAGAAAACGCTCGGAATTCACTCACCATCGAGGGTATTCAAGTACATCGGTGAAATGTGCGTCGCTGGATTCGAGGAAGGAACTGAAGACCTTATGAATCTGGATGAAATCGGAGCTAACGTTTCTGCATCATTCGGAACAATGAGTGCGAACATGAGTGGAGGAATGAATAGAAGCGCAACGTTTAACTTCTACGACACGCAGACTTCGCCTGATGCAATCATGAGAAAAGCAGAAAACACATTCCAGTTTGGATTGGCAGGTGGTATCTAATGAGTGGAATCGTTAATGTAAAATGCGTACGTGAGGATGGAAAAGAGTTTCTACTTGGTACCAACTCAGCGTGGCGCATCCTATCGGACGGGCTAGAAGGTATCGATTATCCAAAAATTAGCGTTTATTCAGAAAAGAGTGCTGTCAAAGATGGCGCTCTTTTAACTGGAATGCGCATTGACGATAGATCAATACAAATTAAAGCTAAGACAGTATTAACAAAGTTAAATGCAGTCCTAAGACGTGAGGCAATCTCGTTTTTTAGACCAAAGATGCGGTACAGGATTGTTATTACTTATCAAGGCGAAACTCGCTGGATTGATGGAGTGGTTGAAGGCTTTAGTTGTCCTTCACAGAACATCCACATGCCAATGAAGCTGACGGTTAAATTCTACTGTGAGGATACGCACTTAAAATCAGTGGATAACTTCGGCCAGAACATCGCATCTATAACTCCGCGATTCGCATTCCCATACATTCAGACACAAAAAATTAAGATTGTAGCTGAATCGTTTAACTTCTCGAAAACAGTCACGATCAACAACGATGGCGATGCTGAGGTTATGCCTGTTATACGAATTAACTTCAAAGGCAGCTGCAGCAATCCAGTCATTAAAAAGAACGACGCATACGTGCGTGTTCTTGGAAACTTTGTGAGTGGTGACCTGCTGATTATTGACTGCGAATCCTATCGAATCACCAAAAACGGTGAGAACTGGATTCATCACATCGATAGAACATCGTCATTCACTGACATTCGCTTGGATGTTGGAGATAGCAACATTTCATTCGGTGCAGATACAGGCGACTCGAACATGGCCGTATATGTATATTTCAATAAGCGCTACTTAGGCATGTAGTCAGGAGGGATAGATGGAATTAGCATTCTTGGATAAAGATTTTAATCTTATCAAATACTTCAACTACATCAATTTACAGTGGATCCGCAGATACTACGAACCAGGACAATTCATGGTTCAGATTCCTGCAGACCAATACGTCACAGGTGCGGAGTACGTCTTCAATAGTTCACGGCCAGAGTTAGGCATGATTCAAAAGTTCGAGTATGCTCGCAAGTCTAGCGGACAGTTGATTTTGTTATCTGGCTATTTTTACGAATACAAGCTGAACGATAAAATCACGTACCCACGCTTTAGGCATACAGGAAACATCGAAATGGTGGCTAGAACCATCGTAGATAACTACATGGATGACATACCACTGCTGACTAAGGCGCAGGCGAACTCACCACTACTAGGCACCAGCGTGACTAAACAGTCCACAGGTGAAGGATTGGCCACAGCACTTTATGCGTTACTGAAAACGCAGCAGATGAGCTACTCTTGCCTATACGACTATGTCAACAAGCAAATCAAGTTCAAAGTGTGGCAGGGTTTAGATCGTACACAATCTCAGACACAGAACAGCTTTGCTTCGTTCGCGGAGAAGCTGAGAAATATCCAGAACGAGAAAATCACCAAAGATACAACGTTATCAAAGAACTATGCAATCGTTATAGGTAATGGCAGTTATGAGGAAGGCAGGCAGGTCAGCGTAACGGTTGACTTGCGTGCCAATCCTTCAGACTATCGACGTGTCGTCTACATTGATAAGACGGCGGAGATTTACGACTCAACAAAAGAATCGCTAGATGCATACAAAAACCGACTTATTCAGGCAGGAAAAGAAGACCTGCAAAAGAAGCATACAAGCATTCTTAATGTTTCATTTGATGCAGTTAGAAATAACGGTCTTCGATACATGGAAGACTTTAATCTAGGCGATAAGTGCGATTTATTGATTGACGACTTCCAGATGGCTTTTCAAGCACGATTAACGGAGGTGCGTGAGGTCTTTAAGAACTCAGTGCATGAGATAAGTTTAACGTTTGGCGATAAAGTGCCGGTCGCATACAGAAAGTGAGGAACTATAATGGCAATGCAATCATTCCCATTTACATCAGAGGTTAGTTTTGATGAAAGTGGATTCCCGCAGTTTGATAGGGCCGTGGGAAGTGATGTCTTAAGAAGCATCCTATCAAATTACTACACAAACGGTGTATTCGGTATTGGCAACAATAATAGCTTTAAGGTCGTAGCTGCTGCAGGTGGTGGTATGAGCCTAACCGTTCAGCCTGGTGCGTGCCTTATCAATGGAGCTACAGGTTACAACATGGACGAAACACGTATCATCATTCCAAACAGCGATGCGCAATCACGCATCGACTTAATCGTATTGCGCCTAGACGACAATAAAGCACAGCGAAATATCAGAGTGGAGATTGTTAAAGGAACTCCACAGTCACAACCAGTAAAGCCTACTCCAGTACGCGAAGGCGCTGTGTATGACTTGGTGCTGGCCAATGTAATGGTTAGAGCTAACGTTTCAACAATCACTAACGCAGACATCACGGATACACGTCTCGATAAAAACGCGTGTGGCTTTGTAAGTGCAGTTAACAATCTAAACATGGACACTCTCTACACACAACAGAGAGCTTTATTTGATGCATGGTTCGAAGGCATCAAGAACCAACTAGGCACAGATGCAGCGGGCAATCTGCAGAATCAAATCAACGTACTAAAGCCTAAGGTTGATGCAGTTAATAACGCTCTTACTTTTAATGGTCAGAATACAACAGCAAAAGGGCAACTCGACGTAGCTGGCAAACTCAATGCTAAAAACGGATTAGCAATTGGTGGTAATGATACATTTATAACTAAAGATTTTACAGCAGATATTGCGCCTATAAAAGGACAAGAGGCAAGATATGTTACTGTTCCGTATAGTGTGCCTACAGGATATAAATTGCTTTGTTTTTATGATGCACACACCGTTACATGGTGCATAAGTACTATTAAAATTGTAAATGAAAGAGATGTTCAGGTGCATATTTACAACTGGTCTACACCAAATAATGTGACTCCTAACAGTAAAGTTGTTATAAGTGGTTTATTTGTTAAAGTTTCATAGAAATGGCGGGTATTTAAATGTTAATTGACAACAAGAAATTCACGGAAGTCCCTAGTAACAATAAAAGCGTTGTTACTTTTCAGCGTACAGTTTTTGAGAATTTAAAAATTCTAATTGACTCGTTCGAAGTGGGTGTGATCCACGATATATCATTCGACGATGGACCTACTGCAAAAATGTATACAGAGCCGCTTACTTTCTCTAAGTCTGGCACAGGATACACGCTATCGTTTATCTTGACGGATGTGCCAGAAAAAGATATCGAAGCAAATAACTTTAAGGAAGTTAGACCGCTTGTTAACGATGTTCTACAAACAGCAAGTGCTGACGTTGTTAAAAAGTACGTTTCATTTTTGGATCAATGGACACCAGGGGGAAAATACAAAAAAGGACAACGCATTGGATGCAACGGAACTCCGTACGTAGTTGAATCAGAACATATCGCAGTGGAAGGACAGACTCCTGACAAAACACCTTTGTTATATGCTGATTTAACAAAAGAAAAGAAAGCAGAGCCGTGGGATGAGAAACGGACATACAATAAGGGCGATTTAGCAATCGCACGTGGTATCGTCTTCATTTCTAAAATAGATGGAAATAGGGGCAATGAGCCAGGATTTGGCTCAGCCTGGGATTACAAAAAATAAATTTTCTATGAGGGCGCTCGAAAGGGTGCCTTTTTAGATAGAAAGAAAGAGGAAAAGAAAAAATGAGAATTTATAACGTACCTGATGTTTCGGAGCATCAACCAAATTTCGACTTCACACCATATGCTGGCGGATATGCAATTCTGCGCGCTGGCGTGGCAAGTAGAGAGGATTACTCATTCCGTCGACATGTAGCAGAATGTCAACGTTTAGGAATCACTATCGGCGTATATTTCTATTCCTATGCTTTGAATGTGGCACAGGCAAT